GTACATGAACTTGCAGAAGAAAATGAGATAGAACATCTTAGAGTTCTTCCATCACAGTTCTTTAGAAAGTTAGAAATTATTGAGAACAATAAGTATGATTTCAATAAATACTTATCTTTGGTAGAAAGTGATGAACTTTTAAATAAAGCATTGGATAGTGAATAGTAGATTAAAAGATGGATTTGGTTTGGTAAGCAATACAGTGATTAGAGATCCTAGTATATCATTAGGAGAAAAGTCATTGTATGCTTATCTATCCACCTATGCTAATAGTGAGAATGAACTGTTTGTTAGTGTAAGTAAGATGGCAGATGAATGTGGTATAGGTCAGTCTACAGTGAAGAGATACCTATCCAATCTTGAGAAGAAGAAAATTATATCAAGAGTAAGCAGAGGACATAAGGTTAGTAGAATAACAATTCTTTTAAAATAATGGTATGATTGGGAGAGCCATAAGAGTACAGAAGTGAGTTCTAAGTATGTACTGTTTATATATGATTGTTCCCTGTTAACTCTAGGACGTTCAGTTTATAACTTATGATCAACAGTATCTCTAAATTAGAAATTATGTCCTCCTAATATACTATTTTGTAAAGTAAAATGCTATATATTTGTAAACTTATAGTCAAGTAGCTCCAACATAATAGAGCCCTTACTTGTAGTAGGGAGTGTATGGGAGAATGACCCATCTTGGCTCATCTTATTAAATGGTACTAGTTAAAAATTTAACAATTAATCTAGTAAGTTAGTGTTCTTTTTCCTAAGCAGGGCTAGTACCATTTATTTTATGGGGGTGACAGGTATAGACTCTATTTTGAAGGTAGGATCACATGCAAGAGGTAGTCAGTACTCAAAGACACTGATTAAATGTAAAGGACAACACAACTGTTGAACTTTCTGGTTATACCATTGAGTCTCTTTTGGGAGAACTTGAAGGTGAATTAGCTTTAGCCTAATTCCCACCAGTAGAGCAGCTATGCTTAGTAACAGAAAATAGCAACTTGTAAAGACATAGGGTTATTCCTGTGACACCTACCATCCAAGACTATATGATGTAAAAAGAAAGTTAGTTTCTTGGTTCATAAACTAAGTGGTGGAATCTAACCCTATGGTTAGCCCCTTTTACGGTGCAGATATAACGGGGGTTCATCCTCTTGATTACATCAGTACTAAGCATGTAACTAAATGGTTTTATTGGATTAATGGAACACCTGGGTTCGAATCCCAGCACCTCCACTGATCAAAGGATCGAGGTAGAAGCTTAGAGGTTTCTATTAGGGAATTGGATAATCAAACGGCCCTTGTTTCTACAGGGGCCTCTTTATTAATTTAAAATAATAACATGTCAGCAGAGAAAAAGCTTCAACCAAGTGAGTTATATAAATTGTTATGTGATAGACATCCACATATAAATGCAAGAGAGGATGAGAATCTTTCTATACCTGATGCTACACTAAGAATTGTTAGAGAATGTTGGAACAACCCTGTTGATTATCCAAGTGTAAAAAAAATAGTAGCTGTAACTGGTATATCAGAAAGAACAATTCAGCTTTATGCACAAAAACATAAATTTTCACAAAGAAAAATTATTAAATCTAAAAAGTATGAAAAAGTACAATGTTATTAACACAGAACAACAGAACACAGAAGTACATGAATATTTAATCAATATAGATATTAATTTAAATGGTCATGAAGAAATTACTCTTTATAGAAGTCAAAATGATGTATGGAGTGAATCTGCAAGAGGTCAAGAAGTTTTAAAAGTTATAGATACAGGAGATATGCTTGTATTTCCAAAGAAAATGTTTGCAGGAGATGTGGGTTATGATAACTTTGCTGAATTACACATCATTATGTCTTTTATGAGTAAAGAAAGTCATCTTCCTACATATAAAGGTAGAATAGAAGAAGTTGTTATTGGTAAAACTTACGAAATATGACAGAAGAACAATATAATGATCTTGTAAAGGATCACATAGAGCATATAAAAAAGTATATGTCTGAAGCTGGTGGATTATTTCCACATCTTACTATATTTGCAGATCATAAAGATGCTGAAGAAGATGAAAATAAGGCTGTAATTCATATGATAATACCTCCAGAGTTCATGAATGATGATGAATCAAAAGATACTCTTGTAGAAGACATCCTTCCTGAAATGTTTAAGGAAGTAAAAAAGGAATTTATTCCATATGGTATAGGTTGGGCTTCAGAAGCTTGGATGAGAGTGGCAAACACTGATGAGTTTAATCCTGAAGTGGATGACTATAAAAAAATACCTATAAAGAAAGAAGTTTTATTTGTATCTTTGGAAACCAGAGATAAATCCCAAACTCTTATATATGAGATTAAGAGAGAAGGATCACAGGTAAATTCTTCTGGAGAATTAATTGACATCATAAATCTAGAAGAAATGCCAGCATTGAAAGATGCAGCAGGAACAGAAGGAAGACTTTCTGGATTATTTAAAAAACTAAATTTATAAAATGAGTTGGATTAAAAATTTATTTACAAGTAAGAAGAAGTTAGTTAATCAAATAACTGTCTTAGAATCACAGTTAGCAGAATGTGGTAATAAACTTGTAGAAAAACAAGAACACATTAACACCACTAATGCTTATTGGAAGAAAAAGATGAGAGAAGTTAAAGGAACTACACCTTCTAAGAAGAAAAAAAGTGAGTTATAGCTCTATAATCCCACCTTTATAGAAAAAATTGAGTATTTGATTATAATATATGGTAGCTTTATATTATAAAGATTACATAATGTTATATCAACTACCCAATGGAAAAGTCATTGAGATGAGTACAGAACAGTACTTAGACATGACTGATGAAGATTTTGAATATCTAATAGCTTATAACTATGGTGAAATGCAAGAAGATCCGTGGTTTGGTTCTGTAATAACTAAAGCAGCACCTCCGGATATAATAATTGAAGAAGTTACACCAGAGCTAACAGATATGTCTCAAGATGAAAAACTCTTAGACTTAGATCTAGATAAAGATTTTCTAGAAGAATAATTTAACTTAAGTCCTCAGGTTGAGGGCTTTTTTATTTAAACCAAAAACAAACAAACATGGTAACAGCAAAAGTAACCGCAGACAAAAATGGCAACGTGATCGGAGTATCACAAAACAATCCAGAGTATGGATACATCCGTGTAGAACAACAGACTACACAAATCAGTGATGATGGATGGTTAAGGAACACAAAAAGATCAGCTCTTATTAAAGGTAAGACAGAAGATCTTATGGCTTGTAATTATAAAGAAGGATCACAAATTTCTGGTAAAATTGTAGTAAGAGAGTCTCTTACACCGTTCAACCCAGAGAATCCAGACCGTGATCTTAAGATTGCTGGTGATACAGGAGTAATTTGTCGTATAGATGATCAACCAATCTATCGTCAGACATTCTTTACTTCTAATCTAAATGCACAAGATGAGTTAATCACTCATACTAATAAAGAAGAAATTAAAGAAGTTCAGGCAGCTCAAAGAACAATGTTAAGTTTAACACCTGAGGCTGAACCAAGTCTTCCTTAATTCCGTATAGACTAATCAAAGACCCTAGTTTAATAGCTAGGGTCTTTTTATTTTAACCCTTTAATAAACAACATTATGCATAAATATGCAAACAAAACAATTTCTGTAAACAGTAGAGGAATGGTAATTTCCTACACTGACTCTAACAAACATATGTTTGTAAGATTTGATAATCAAGATGTTCCTAAAAGAACCTTGAAAGAACAGGAGATTGAAAAGCCCATCTTTAGTGAGAAACAACACAAGATGTATTCAGAGGCTTTATATGGACTTAGCATCTATCCTGAAAGTATGATAAAGAAGATGCCACAAAAAATATTAACTAAGATCACTGTAAGATGTGAGATAGTTCAGAACTTAATTAACAAATGGAAACAAGAGATTGTTAATGACACTGTAGATGATTTCCTATCTACAATGTTTCCTAACTCTCCACTTGTAAAAAGCATTGTAAACATGGAAGCTGATGAGACTCTAAAGTGTAACTTTTCATTCAAAGATTTAGGATTAGATCAGATGAAAATAGCACAGAAGTTAGTATCTTTGAAGCTATTACCAGAAAACTTTTTTGATTTAGCATGAGTATACCAATTAAACTTAAGAAATGTGCAGGATGTGAACAGTTAAAACACATTTGGAAGTCACATGGTAAAGAAAAGTATTGTAAAGAATGCTGGTATAACATAGAAAAGCCTAAGTCTATTTCCCCTGTCTCTGCAAAGAGACGGGGTGAGATGGATACTTATGGTAAACTTAGAGAAGCTTTTCTTGTAGCTAAACCACATTGTGAAGCTAAACTACAGGGTTGCACTAGTAAATCCACTGATGTACATCATAAAGCAGGACGTGTAGGTAATAACTACTTAAAAATAGGCACCTGGTTAGCTTTATGTAGAAACTGTCATGGATGGATAGAAACTAATCCTGAAGAAGCTAAAGAACTTGGCTTCTCACAATCTAGACTTAATGAGTTATAAAAAGGACAAAATGATGAGTTTATGCTACATTAATGACCCATTATGCTTAAAAGCATATTGTAATATACTTTTAAAACAAATTAAAAAAGATTAATTATGAATAAAGAATTTATACCTTACGAACAAGCATTAGAACTTAAAGAACTTGGATTTGATATACCATCAGTAAGTGGTTATAGTTATCCTGACTCTGATAATTTACTTACTCAAGCAATTTTATTTCAACAAGCATTTAGATGGTTTAGAAAAAATCATGGACTTTATTCATCCATAATATTTAAAAAATCATATCCTGATAACTATGTTACAGGTTTAGAATGGTATATAATAATTTGTGGTGGTGATGGTGTATTATTTGATACTGATGGAACTTATACTTATGAAGAAGCAGAACTTACTTGTCTAAAGAAACTTATAGAATTTATTAAACAACCTAAAAAAGATTAATTATGTCTTAAAAACTATACATTAAGTAAAAAACTTCAAAATATTTGGTATAATGAATGATATTTCATATATTGTATTATGAAGACAAACTTAATATATGGTCTCAGAGACCCCAGAAATGATGTATACTATTACATTGGTAAGACTACAGTAGGTTATGAAAGACCTCTTAAACACTTAACAAAATCTCATAATGAAACTGTTAATGAATGGGTTAAGCAGTTAGAACAGCTTGGGTTAGTTCCCCATATAGATGTTATAGAGAAAGAAATTTTATTGGAAGAACTAGCAGCAAGAGAAAAGTATTGGATA